GCCAAAAGATTCTTTCATAACATTGGCGTATAGTCTGTCGAATACTGATTTTTGTCTCATAAAATTATTTAGGCTTTTACGGGCTATTTTTCTACTTTCTTTTAAACTTTCTTCATCTTCTTCTTTGTTTTGATTAGCTCTACACTGTGCACAATCGTCGCAATCACAACCTTCAGCGGCATGCTTACATCCTTCCTCTTCGTCTTCCTCAGATAGATTATTGATGTTATAAAAATTTTCTAACTCTTTACCTTTACCCTTACCCTTACCCTTACCTTTTAAGTTTCTTCTATCAATTACTTTATTACAAAAGCCTGACTTTTCAAGAGGTCCACCAGCTTGTAAAGGAGCATCGCCAATCTCGTTTACACCTTCATTAACCGTCTTCACCTTATTAAGGATGCTACCATAAACATCACCTAATAAATTAAATTCTTTACTTTTAGATTTCGACATATAACTATTTATATAAAATGTCCTCTAACAATACAAAAAGTGAATACTATTTAGGAAATCCTAACTTACCTAACAAGCACTGGAAAGATGAGTATACAAAAGACATGGTGTACCATCTCAAAAAGAGTAAGGCTAATCTACTGCACTTTGCAGAGAATTTTTTCTACATTATCGATCCGGATAAAGGTAAGGTTGTAATCGAGCTATTTCCATTCCAGAAAAGAATGCTACGAACCCTGAGAGATAATAGAAATGTTATACTTCTAGCTTCTCGACAGGTAGGTAAGACAACTATGTTATCAATTTACGCTCTTTGGGTTGCTTGCTTTAATGACTATCAGAATATTATTATTGTAGCAAATAAAGAAGCTACTGCAATTGAAATCTTTCGAAGAGTAAGGTTAGCATATGAAGAGTTACCAAACTGGTTAAAACCTGGTGTTAAAGAATACGGCAAGACGTCCTGCGAATTTGAAAACGGTTCACGTATCGGCATTAGTACTACTACAGGATCTGCTGCGCGAGGTGCTTCTATTAACTGTCTAATCGTCGACGAGATGGGTTTCGTTGAGCCACAGTCTATATTAGAGGATTTTTGGAGATCAGTGTTTCCAACTATTTCACGGTCTACAAAATCAAAAGTATTAATAGCATCTACCCCTAATGGTACCGGTAACCTATTTCATAGACTCTATGACGGTGCTGAGAAAGGAGATAATGGGTTCGTTTACGATAGAGTTATATGGTCAGATGTACCGGGTAGAGATGAGAAATGGAAGCAGGACCAAGTAAGGGCTCTTGGTAGTATGGAGTCTTTTCTTCAAGAGTTTGAGTGTCAATTTTTATCAACTGGTGACTCATCTATTGACGAAGGACTTTTTTATGACCTATCTCAATCCTGCTGCGACCCTAAGATCATTCTAGACGAAGGTCATTATAGAATATGGGAAGAACCAGATCCAGATAAATTATATGTTGTAGGTGTTGATATTTCAGAAGGTGTTGGTATTGATGCTAGTGTAATACAGATACTTGATATTACTGATATAAAAGCTATTAAGCAAGTAGCTGTCTATCATAATAGAATGATAGCTCCTCTTGAATTTACAAATAAATTACATTCTATTTTAAGAAACTGGGGTAGTCCTCTAGCTTTAATTGAACGTAATAATTGTGGCGCCCAGGTTGTAGATAGATTAGTTTTTGACATAGGTTATGAGAAGGTGGTTTCTTATGGTGCAAAAGTTGCTAACAGAGATAAGGTTCAAATGGGTATGATAGCTCATACTAACACCAAATACAAAGGTGTTATGAATATGAGATATTTTGTCAATGAAGTAAGAAGCGTGGAATTTAGAGATGTAGAAACACTTAAAGAGCTAAAAGACTTTGTTAGACATCCAAATGGGATATGGAAAGCAAGAGGTACAACACATGATGACAGAGTAATGTCCTTGATATATGCCTTATTCTTACTTGAGAAAGAAATAACTGAAAGATTTTTTGATATATTAGAGTTAGATGCTTATGGTAAGCCATCTGCTATTGAGCCTATGGACTTTGGTTTGAAGATGTTTGAAGATCCTACCTCAATATATCTTGATAACGAGATTGCAGGTAGTAGTACTGCAGGTCTGGGAGCTGTTGTATTCGGTATGGAGGATACAGAAGACACAAGTGACTTAGATGATCTTCTATCTTCTGGATGGGTTCAGCTAGGTTAATTCTAAATATAAATATGTCAGCCAATTTCTATCAGCAGTCAACACTTAACAAATCTCGTGCAGATAAATTTCGTATGGTATTCACCATACCCGCTGCTTTACGTAAGATAAATAGAAAACAAGAAAGATCAAATTTTACTATTAAAGAAGATTCAATTCAGTTATCTATCTATGGTACCGTTGTTCCAGAAATAGTTGTACCTGCTTTAGAAATTAGATATACTGGTAGTACACTCTATAATTCAACTCACTCTAAAAATCCATACCCACCAGTAACTGTAAATTTTACGATAGATAACGAATATAATAACTACTGGGTTATATACAAGTGGTTAAATTTATTACACGATGAAAAAACTGGTACCTTCGACAAGACTAATCTAATTAGTGATGATGTATTTCTTGACTATCAAACCAATATATCGATTTACGGTCTAGATGAATACGAGAATAATAGAATTAAGTTCACTTACACAAAAGCCTTTCCAACAGGTATCGGTGGTATAACATATGACTATCGGAATGGAGCAGAGATACAGTCAACATTTACATTCGTGTACTCACAGCTACACACAGAACTTTTAAGTACATAAAAACGAAAACATGACTGCAAAAACATAAATATTTGTATGTCAAAACGAATGATACAATCACCAGGTGTGGAGATCAATGAGATAGACTTATCTCTTAGACTACCGACACCTGCAGGAACTACCATATATGCTACAGGATTTAGTGATCAAGGTCCAGCCGATGAAGTTGTCCAAGTCTCAAGTATTAATGAGTTTGAGCAAATTTACGGTTTACCTAAAACTCCTGCTGAGAGATATTTTTATCACACTGTTAAGGCCTGTGCTAGTTCACAGGCTAGAGTCTTAGTTAATAGATTACCATACGGTGCTGATACAGGTGATGGTTTTGGATCTTATGTATCTGTATTAGCTTATCCAGCTGCAGTTACAAGAAAAGATACAGGTCCCACTGCTCCATTCTATACCCCTTTAACAGGAGCAGCAGGTACTTCAGCCGCTTTATCAGGTATACCTGCAACCTTCACTGACTCTGATACATTATCAAGCGAGTTAACTTATTTCTTAGGTGCACCTCGTCAATTTAATCTAACTCAAACTGAATATAGTAGTTTGCTTGCTGGTAGTTTTGTAACATGGAAAAATACAATAAGCTCGTGGAGCGATGCATCTAACCAAGCAGAATATATTGGCGCCGCCGCCGTTGTGGTTATTAATAAAGGACAATCCACTATTAATAATCAAGGTCACGGATACTACCTTGGTATAGCTGACAACACGGCAATAAATCCAGCAAGTGCTTATAATTCTATACTAGATGTTTATACTACGTCTATCTCAGCAGGTCAGACAGGTATTAACAAAGCTAACTATACTAAGATACCTACTACAAGATTAGACTTCGCTCTCTCTGCAGAGCCTGGATATATTCAAAATAGTGTATCACAGGTAATGGAAGAAGGTATTGTACCTTACGATATTGGTTCTAGGTACTATGACGATACCTTAACTGTTGGTGTATTTAAATTGCGTCAATCAGTATTTTCTAATAGTCAAGACAATAATGCATTGACCTATATTCGTGAGGAAGGATACAATGGCTCAATTGGTTATGATCGTACAAAACCTAACCAAGACGGACCAGCTGCTAACTTCTTTATAGAGAATGTTGAAAGTGGTTCACGTAATATTGAAATTTTAGTTAATCCGTATATATCTAGTGTTAATTCAGCTGCACCTCTTAATGCAGACGGAACTCCAAAGAGAAAGATAAGAGTATTGTCAGAACAACTTAAAACCATAGCTACTAATGAGGTAACAGTAGGGATTGGAGCCACTAAGAACATGATTACAGAATTTATTAAAACATTAGGTTCGGCAGACGCTCTATTCCCACTCGGTTCTTATACAGATGGTAGTAATAGTCTTAAAGTTATTGGTGAGATACCAGGTAAAATCGAAAGAGCATTAGAAGGTATTCGTAACTCAGAAATTTACGATGTAGATATACTTGTCGAAGGCGGCCTGGGAACTATTTACAACACAACTAAAGCTCTTAATGTAACTTATTTCAACGATACAGCTCACGTACCATCTATAGACTCTTTAAGAACATCAGGTGAGCTAACATCAAATGATTCACGTAGTAACTACACAACTGTGTTTAATAAATTTGCTAATTTCGCTGGACCACCAAAAGATGGAGGTCGTGGTGATATACTATTCTTAGCGGATCCTTTAAGACAAATCTTAGTTATTGGCAAAGAAACTAAAATATTATCAGACAAGACTAAGATATTTACTAGAGATGTCTATTGGGCTCTTAGACATCAATTTGAATTAACTAATACATCTTACGCCGCAACATACGCAAATTATCTAAAGGTATTAGATGATTCAAGCGGAGTTTATAACTTTATTCCACCTTCAGGCTTCGTAGCCGCTAAGATAGTCGCGACTGATTCTGAAATTGGACCATGGGGTGCACCAGCTGGTTTTAATAGAGGTATATTAACAAACGTTGTTGACGTAGCCATTACTCCTAATCAACATCAACGTGATAGTTTATATCAAATTAATATTAACCCAATTGCTACTTTTGCTGATCAAGGAGTTGTAGTATTCGGTCAAAAGACATTGCTTAAAAAGCCAAGTGCGTTCGACCGTATTAACGTTCGTAGAACTTTCCTATACTTAGAGAAGGCTACAAAGTCTGTAATGAGGTTCTTCATATTTGAAAACAATACCTTGTTCACACGTGCACGGATTATTAATACACTATCGCCTTTCTTCGAGAGAGTAAAGGCTGCAGATGGGTTATACGATTACTTGATCGTATGTGATGAAAGAAATAATACACCAGAAGTAATTGATAATAATGAGTTAATAGTAGATATATATCTAAAGCCAGTTAGAACTGCAGAATTCATTAGAGTTAACTTCTACGCAACAAGAACCGATGCTAACTTTGAAGAGTTAGCCGGTGGATAAGAACTAATTACATAAACTAAAGAATAGCAGCAGTAATGCTGCTATTTTTTTTGTAATAATCCTCTGTAAAGATATAAATAATAATATGCCTGTAAATCAAAACATTCAAAATTTTTATAGAGTTGCTGCTTCACGAGACTTCTCTCGCGACTTTCTATTCCGTGTAACAGATCTAAAGCTAGATGGTTTACCTGCTATGAACGAAGAGCAGTTAATTTATGCTAAAGCTGCCTCTTTACCAGGTAGAACTATTACCAACGTAGCTGTCCCATATATGGGGTTACCTTTAAATGTTCCTGGTAACGCTACTTACCCAGGTTCTGAAGGATATACACTTAATTTCTTCCTTGACGCAGATAGCTCTTTAAGAAATTACTTTGAAGTTGCTTCACGTAATTTATTTAATGATCAAAGTTCTACAGGTGCTTATGGTACACCAGATGAAAGCTCTTACATTACTTTAGCTCAGCTTGACAAGAACTTAGAAATAATTTCTAACTATAAATTAATAGGTGCTTCTTTAAGAGCTATTAACAATATTGAATACACTATGTCTGCTGGTACAGGTCAGACAGTTGATATAGGGGTTACAATATCTTATCACTTTTACGTCAATCTTTAGATTAGACTTAAATATATAAGTGGCTACATCACCTATACGTTCTAGATTAGCACTGCATCAGGCTTGGATAAGCGATTTACCGTTAAAGTTTCTTTGGACGGTAAATTTTTCTACTCGCTCAGGTAATAGTACGACTGAGCTCGGAAACAACATTAGTAGAGTGCTTTCAAAATATGAAAGACGAGAGTCGAGATTTTGGAAAATTAACTCAAATCAATTATCAGATCAATCGGACCCGTCAGGAAGCTTTGGATTACTTGTAGCGCAAACTATAGGTTTTCCAAACGAATCATTTAGGATATCTACACAAGGTGTAGAGGAAATGGGTGGATTTATTAAGGGTTATGTTGGTAGTGAGAGAGGTGAATACGGAAGTAGTAACAGGATTGATATAACCTTTCTAGAGACTAATGTTGATATAGTTGATAATTTTATTAAGCCTTGGATTATAGCATGCTCACATAGAGGTTTAATAGAAGATGGAAATAGTCAGGAGGACATAAAGTGTAATATAACAGTAGATCTGTTCACACGTGACAAAAGATCATACTCTAATCCAAATATAAGCTATAAACCATACCCTAGTAAATTAGAACCTCGTAAACGCATTGAATTTTACAATGCGGTACCGTATAATGTGGAAGGAGACTCAATAAGTTACGGTGAGCTAACAGAAAGTGATTGGAAAAAAACTGTAGCATTTGCATTTTCACACTATAGTGTAGTTACTCCAGACGATTGGTTGTCTGATTAATTATGTTGCAGTTTTCTATACTAGTTAAGCTACCAAGTGGTCGATCTATAAGAGTTGCAGAATTGCCTAATAAGCTATATCTTAATCTCATTAAGTATAGTGAGAATAGAGACCTTGAAGGATTGAATAGATTCTTTATAGAACTACTTAATATACCTTATGACTTAGATATAATAGATAGATTATATCTTCTTATATACTATCGAATGGTATTTATTAGTGATAATATTATATTTACTAATAAGGAAAATAAGTCTCTTGAATTTAGCATAGATTTAATATTAGAAAAATTAGAAAAGTATAATCAAGATTATAGCTGTGTAATAGAGGATAAGGATATAAAAATTAGTCTAGGCTTACCTACTGTTATTTATTTTGATGAAAGTTATAATATATTTAATAGTGTAATTCGTACCATACACATTAAAGACACGTTTATAGATTTTAATAAACTCTCTATAAAGGAAAGAGATAACATCTTAACACTACTACCATCACGTATTGCAAATAAAATAAATAATTATATAGATAGTATTAGAAGAGATATTGGTGATATAATATTAATTGATAGTAAAGAGGAGTTTGATATACAACAGTATAGTGTAGATATACTGTCTAATAGAACTATGTTATTTGTGTGTTCTCTTTACTCTCACAACTTGATCGACTACTTTGAGACATTGTACGGGTATGTTACAAAGATAAGCGCAGACTCAGAATTCTACAAAAATCTATCCCCAGTAGAAACAAGAATCATTCTTAACATACATAACAAAGCAGTTGAAAAAGAAAATAAAGAGTTGAAAAAACAGCAACATTAACTATAATAGCGTATGAGTGAAATTTCTAATATTTTAAAAGAATTCAGTCAGTAGAAGATGA